CGCATTCGGAGCCTGAATTTCAGGCTGGCGAAAGCTCATTGCGATGTTGGGGTTAACGAGTGCCATAGTTAATCCTTAACGGAGGTACATCTGCTCAATTTCAGCATTTGAAGGACTGCTGCTATTACGGCTTAACGCTTGTTGCAATAACGAATTTTGCGCTTGATTTTGGGTGTAGTTCATGTATTGACCAACACCACCAGCCGCAGCATTCGCCATGCCCATGTAACCAGATGCAGCCGCTTGCCCCGCCGCGCCAATGGCTTGACCAGCGTTGGTTGCATAGTTCTGGCCTGCCGCGCCTAATTGGTTGGTAGCCGTCTGGCCCAAGCCAGCCAAAGACTGCAATGGGTTTAGCCGGGCGTTGCGCTCGGTCTGATAACGGTTAAATGCGTTTGTGTATTCTTGCGAACCCATCTCTTGGCCGTATCGTTGCGCCGCCTTTAACGCGCCGCCAGAGATCAAACCGCCACGGGCGGCTGCGCTGCGGTCCAGCGCTTTTTGCCCCTCGGACAGGCGGAACGCATAGCCGGGGTCGGCTTGGAATTGGTTCATGCCAAACGGGGTGTAATCTGAAGCCGCTGCAAGTTTGCCAAGTGCATTAACACCTGCTTGACGCCAAGGCTCTTGCAATTGAACTTGGCGCTCAAATTGCTGCTGCTGAAGATTAGCAGCGCGGTTGGCTGCGCCAGCTTGTGTCTTGGCCGCTTTATTAGACGCGGCTGCGCCAAGCGCGCCCGCCCCAAGAATTGCTGCTCCTGTGCTTATTGGTTCAGGCATGGCCGGTCTCCCATTCTTCAAAAGTTTCAAAAGCGTAAAATTCGCGAATTTCCCGCGACACTTTGCGCATGTGGTCAAACCCACCAATTAAAAATGCAGTGGCAATGTGAATTTCAACACCAAAATTGCGGATGTGAAAAGCCAAATTTCGCAGATGCTTTTGGTCGCTTTTGCACATTTCGTTTGCGTCATGAAACCCATTGATAGACGTCATGATAAGCGGTTGGTAGTATCTGTAGTTTGCCATAAACCAAGGGTTTGCGGGCAATGAAAACATCAATGATGTAAACACCCGGTTAACGTGCAGGTCTTTAATTGGCACATCTTTGTCAATCAAGTCGTCCCAAAGTTCAACCGCATCAAACAAGCAATTCAAAAAATCAACGGCGTCTTGGTTCCCCAAGCACCAATTCCTCTTGTTATCTTGATTTTGAATTTGCCATTCGGCGCTCATAACTGGCATCAGGTCACCTCGCGGCCAAAAACGCGGATGTTGAGGCCGCTGATTGTACTGATGAAGTTGGCTTAACCCAACCTTCTTGACGATCATGTTTGTTTGGAAAATCAGACGGCCATTTCATGTTTACAAACCAATGATGTTGTTATCCGCAACGTTGCCAGTGCCTGTGCTGATGCTGAACACCGTTCCTGCCGTAAATTTTGAGCCGATGTTACCAAACATGCCAGAGTACGTGACAGTGGCTGCAAACGATGCAGCGTTTGAAGCGGTTAATGTGCTGTCATCATATAGCGTGTTGCCATTGACAACACAACCATAAGATGTTGCAAGTCGCACGCCGTATCCTGTGGCACCGCCGCTGTCACTAACAAGCCGAACAGAATTTCCCGTGATGCTCAAGTTGTTTGATGATTGTGCAATGATGCCAACTGACGGTGCTTCCACCGAGTTGCCGCAAATTGTCCCAGACAAAGCCCCTTCAACGTCGATGCCTCCAAGTGTTGAAGTACCAGTCATGCGGACAGAGTTGCCGTTAACTGTCAGGTTTACGAACTGGAATGTTGTTGGTGGTCTTGCGCGGATACCCGAAGTTGTTGTCAAATCGACATCGTTGCCGTTAATCACACAAGTTCCAAACGAGGCGGTGTATGGCACAACCACGATGCAATAGTTTCCTAACACGTTGCGGACTGTATTGTTTGAAACGTTTGCCCAACCTGTCAGATCGGTGTAATTTTGAAACGTGATGCCGTTGAGTTGCGTAAACGAAATAACGTTGTTGCAAATGGTTGCCGACCGGCATTCAACGTTGATGCCTGAACCCGAAGACGCGTTGACGATGTTGCCAATGATTGATATGTCTTCTGCGCCAGCGTGGGTGTCAATCGCGTCGCCGCCAGAACCTGATGTTGCTGGCGCAGAATCGGTCACGATATTGTTTGCAAACAATATCCGTCGAGTGATGCCACCAGCCGAGTTGTTGTTTGTACTCAAAGAATGCCGCACATCGGTGTAGACGTTGTTCTCAGCAGAGCAATCTTGAGTGGCGTTTGCAAAACTTGTGCCGTAGCCAGTGCTTGAAGAATTCGACTCTTGGAAATACGAATTTAACACTCGGCAAAATGTGGAGTCATAAATTTGAACATGAACGTTGTCCATGTCGTAACTTTGGATTCCGTCAATCGTACAGTTGATGCCGTTCGTAATGACAATACCTTTATGGCTGTCATTTCCAGATGGGCCTTGCAACTTTATGTTGCGAATGTTAATGTTGCGAACAGGCGTAATCTTTGCGATTGTTGCGCTTGCTGCTGTTGTGTAGGTGCTCATCAAATCGTTTGTGACAGCAACAGCCGCAGCACTTGGTATGGATTGAATAAAGTTCAATTCGCCATACGTTGAACTGGTGCGGCCAGGATCCCACACCGTATTTGATTTAATTTTTACAAAATCACCAACAGCAAAAGTGGCAGAGGCAACTGATACGGTCTTTTGTGCCGACGCTGCGTCGCTAGATAGGGAAACACCAGTGGCAATTGTTCCGCTAAAACTCAAAAAAGTTGTCGCAGGCGATGTGGCAGCAGTAGAAAAATCGAGTGTTGAGCCTTGTCCATCAAGGGTTACATCTGAACCAAAGTAATCCCCAAGTGTGTTTGTACACTTATAAGTACCGGTTGGGAAAGTCAATGTGGCGGGGGCCGCTGCAACAGCCGCTGCAATGGCGTCTTTGATAGCCAACGTGTCGTCAGTTGTACCATCGCCAACAGCGCCAAAATCCTTAACACTGAGAATGTCTTTTAGCTTGCTGGAAACAGTACGCGCATCAGCGCCAGTCCCTGTCTGAGTAAAGCCAACATTGGTTGCGCCTGTTGCAGAACCCACGTTTGTGAGTTGTGCTTGAACTGTTGTGCCAGAGTTGTAAGTAGACGCTGCTGCACCAATCAAAGCTGCGCCACCAGACGCTGCCAATGACGCAACACTCGCCCATGTAGACACATTGTCAACAGTCCAAATCTCAACGTCTGTTGAGTCGGTTAACTTCAGCTTATAGTTAGTCGAGCCAAGCCATACTTCAGCCTCACCACGACTATTCAAAATAATAGGGTTGGTGTTCGCTGTGCCACCGCCTTGGTTAGTGTATGTAGCAAGAGGCGTAGTCGTTCCTGCGGCGTATGAATACAACTTGCCGCCCGAAAGAGGAACACCATTGGCGGTGAAAAATTGGAGTTTTGGGCTAGGCGAAAGATTTGCCATTTCAAGTCCTTTGTATTACCAACCAATTGCTACGATGTCTGCCGATCTATCGGGGAAATCTGCAATGTATTGGTCTTTAGTTGATTGATCATACTCTTTTGTTGTGCCGTCATCAAACGTCACAACAAGTTTGTTATTTTCCCAGTCAATGGTGTACGAATCGACCATTTATTGAATCCTGTAAGTGTATGAAAAATTGTAAGTAACAGCAGTGTTCACAGTCGGGCGCAAACGAAGTTCAACGCAATCGTTTGTTGCTTCAGCAAGTAGCAATAGCGTGTTTGCTACAAATGGCGTGTTAATTGACGCGCCCGTCCCACCTAAATTTCGCGTTGCGCTGAAATTACTCGCAATTGGGATCGACATTTTGACAATAGTGTCAGTTGCCGCCGTAGTTGCGTCAATTATAATTTGACCACTGACGGTTACTGTATTACCAACTCTTAAATATTGATTTTCCGAGAAAGTTACCGAGTCCACATTGGTGTTTGTGCTGACTTGCGTCGGTGTGTAAGTTCCACTAAACACGTTGCCGCTAGTGCCAGTTACAGTCAAATCGGAAATGGTTGGCGCTGTGCCAAAAACCAAAGCACCGGAGCCAGTCTCATCAGTCACCGCTGCGGCCAAGTTTGCGCTTGATGGTGTTCCAAGCCATGTGGCAACGCCTGTTCCAAGTGAACTAAGGCCAGTACCACCTCGACTTGCAGCCAAGGTTCCCGTCCAGCCAAGGGTTAACGAAGTAGCAGCCAACAAAGCCGTTGTAGGAGCACCACCAAGAGTCAATGTGACGTTGGTGTCGTCAGTTTTGGTCAACGCGGCAGCGGTTACACCAATCGTTGGTGTCGTTCCACCGGTAGATGTAATTGGTGCGCTCGCCCCCACGCTAGTCACATAAGTGCCAGCGGGTTGTTTATTGTTAAAAGTGTTCCAGTCTGTGCTGCTCAAATAACCATTAGTAGACGCACCAGATTGCGTGATGCTTAGTGTGCCAGCCGAGTAAGCTAATGGTGCGCTGATCGTAGCAGCAGCCAAAGCAGTGCCGTTGCCGTAGAGCAGACCAGAAATGCTGGTGGACATGGTGATCGCTGGCGTGGTGGTGGCCGTGGCCACCGTGCCTGCAAAGCCGTTGGCAGACACAACCGATACGCTAGTAACACTGCCAGTGGTTGGAGTAGTCCATGTTGGAATACCTGCGCCAGCAGAGGTAAGAACTTGCCCCGCTGTACCCACCGAGGTGAAACCGTAAGCCGTTCCAGTGCCGTATGAAATGGCGCCAGCAGTAGGTGTAGCCGTGCCATTTGTACCGCCATTGGCAATTGGTAGTGTGCCACTTACGTGGGTAGTTAAGCCAATTTTGCCCCATGCGGGAGCCGTTCCAACACCGCCCGATATAAGGGCGTTGCCTGTGCCAACATCGGGCAGTTTTGCCAAAGTAGTTGTTGTGTTGGCATACAACAGATCGCCCACTGCGTAGGATGCAAATCCTGTACCGCCGTTGGCCGCAATCAATGTACCTGCTAACACAACATCACCACTCGTTGCGGTTGCTGGCGTTAACCCAGTCGCACCGCCCGACCAGCTTAAAACACCTGTGTTGGCAACGGTGACTGTGCCTGCGCCATTAGTAACTGAAATGCCAACGCCATAACCTAGCGTATTAAGAGCGTAACCTGTCCCAGTGCCGATAAGCAATTGACCATTTGAAGGGATCGTGCTTAACCCCGTACCACCGTAGGCAACAGGCGTGATGCCACTGGAGCCGCCAGTAACAGTAAAGATGCTGTACAGCCATCGGTACCACGCACGATCAATCTGATTTGTGCGTGGGTCAATTAAGGGGACCCGTGGGGGCGTGATGGTCGTATTAGGCATTGGTGCCGCTTAATATTAACTCAGCGCCCACAATCGAAATTTTTACTGGGTCCGTGCCCGACAGCTCGTACACCCGGTCGCGCAACTTGAGCGTCATGCCCAGACGACGCCAGAACACCCGGCGGTAGTATTCACCGATTTTGCCCATCTTGGACCAGTGTTCATTGGACCATGTGTGACCGCCATCATCAGACCAGCGCAGCATCAACTCAGGGTCGCTGCCTTGCCCGGTAACCAGACCTGTGCCAGCCTCAATGTCTAACTGAAGGCTGTGCTGCGCGGTGCGTTTGAGGTTGTTCTGCCCAGTGGGCAGCGCACGCCAAGACCGTAGCCACTTTTGAATCTGCCCGTTGTCCGAGTAGTCTTCCAAGTCGAACGAGTAAATGTTGCCGTTTTCAAAATCGCCGACAACAACTTTGTTGTTGAACGCCATCTGGCAGTTACTGCGGTGGCGTGTGAATGCGCCGTCTACCCACCCTGCACGCTCATGCCAAGCCTCAGTGGCTACGTCATACACCCAAGTGGTGTTGGCTGTGGGGAAAATGAGCACATAAAAGCTGTGGCCGTCTTGCTGGTACGTGTAGGCAACGGCATCCGTCAAGTCAGAGTATTGTTGAATCTGCCACTCGACAGCATGGGTTGAGATGCGCTGGCCTGCGTAGCCGTTAGCCCGGTAAACAATACCCTGACCACGGCGGTCGCGGCCAAGCCAAAACAGGCTGTTGTCCATCTTGGCGATTGAGTAAGGAGCAGCGCAACCCAACTCGTTGAACGCACCGGCAATACGTTGGAGAGGAAAGTCTATGGCGCCCGTATCAGACCAGACTTCAATTGAGTTAGTGCCAAAGGCCCAGACCTCACGGAAGTTGGAAATGACAGCCACCAAGCCGTCAGGCGAGGCTTCCGTGCTGGCAAACTCCAGCGGGTCAATAGATGTGCCATCCAGAATGGCGGTGATCCACATCTTTTGGCTGTTCGGCTCGTTGAACACAAAGTAGCCATCCAGATACGTCACGGTCACAGCGCCGGGAAAATCTGGGTCAGTGATCAGACCAAAGCCGCCTGTGGTGGCGTTGTAGATGTAACTAGGGCCGTTGCAGGCAATGAACAACTGGGTGCCGTTGTCGGCCATGCTGACAGGACCAGTGCCCGATACGTTGCCGATCAGCGTGGCTGCATAGGCGTTGTCGATCTTGTAAAGCTGAGTGCCCGACACCACAAAACCTGTGCCATCGTTAGATGAAAACGCCCATAGACCACGGATTGGACCGGTGCCTACAGTGTTAAGCAGGTTAAGACCGGGGGCGCGGTTCAAGAACGCAGGCTCTTTACCCGCTTCGGGCACGATCTCGGGAAACAAGTTGACCATACTGGCGTCCGCAGCGTTGACGCTGCGTGCCACGTAGCTAGAGCCGAGGATCGGGGACTTCATTAGTAGTTACCCGCATAGATGTTGAAACGCTGGCGAGTCGCCACGATAGCGTAAGGCAGCGCCATCACATCATCAGGGTTGTTGATGCGCTTGAGGTCGCGCTTGCTGGTCATGGCAATGCGCTGCACCTGTGGGCTTGGCTCCACGCCAAACTCAGGGGCGATCTCCATCGCCAAGTTGTACGTGAACGCACGCAGATAACCAGGCGGGAAGAACAAGTCCGTTGCCAAAGTGGCAGGGTTGTCTAGCTCTTGAACCGAAACGAAATGCCACTCCAAGTCCTGTGTAGGACGGGGGTAGATGAACATCTCAGCGTTTGGATACGTCATGTTGACGAAGATCACCTGCGGGTAAGTGGACGTCACGGTCTTGACCGCGATGCCGTTGTACTGCTGCTGGTTGATAAACTTGATGCCGTACGACACGCCGTTGGGGGCTTTGAAGTAGGTGGCGTCGTCAAACAACACAGGCCGGTTACCCACAAAGTCGCCCGACGGGCCAAGGGTACGGCTAATCAAGCCAGACGGCCAAGTGAACACTTGGTCTTGGGTGCAAAAGACGGATAGTCGCTCGGTGTTCCAGCTATCAATCATTTGATTGAGAGCCATCAGCGCATCTTGAGACATGGCAGCGGACGGCGTTTCACCTTCGGCAAGAATGCCAAGCAAGCGGAATGCTCGGTTAATTTGGTCGCCAGCGGTGTACGTAGCCATGCTCAGACTCCTTCAGATTCAGCTTCAACTTTGCGCGTGTATTTACGCTTCACAACAAGTGTGTTGGCCGCTTCTTCGGGAGCCGAAGGCGTGTCTGGATTATAGCGAGTCCAGCCGTTTTGTTCGTCGGCTTCAGCTTCTAAATCCATCGTTGCCACTTTGGCACCGTGAACGGGATGAGTGAGGTATATGACCATATTTTAAAAAGACCCCCGAAGGGGTCTTTAATTTAGGCAGTGATGCCGATGTTTTTCAACGCGAGGCGAAGCGCGTTGATGGCGGTTGCCAACTCAGTACCAGTAGCGGTATTGGTGACAGCCGTAATAGCAGCAGCTTGGGTGACTGGCGTAGTGCCATAAAAACCAGCGGTACCGCCAGCTTTACCCATGATTGCGCCGTCCAGTTGCTGATCTTCGTAAGCAACGCCAATTGGTTTGGTGTTAGTAGGCATGATGTTTCCTTAAAAAATAGGGGCCGAAGCCCCCATTTAGGTTTAGGCAATGCGGTATGCAGTCCAAGCGCCGTCGCCGGTTTTACGGGCGCGGAACTGGGCAGAGGTGCCAGCAGACACGGCGGCAGTGCCAACCAAAGTCCAGCCAGTACCAGCAGCCAAGGTCACAGCGTCAGAGCCAGAAGCGTCA